TTCGAAGCCATGATGGCCATCACCGTCACAACTCATACACGTATTGGTGGCTTCGGCTTGAGTCAACATGACCCACTCTTGCCAAGACTCATGAGTCTCAACCCTGATCATCTTTCTTCTCCAGCACATAGTTCATTACATGTTCCTCTTATCGGCGCAGCAGGACAATCTCGTCGCGCTCTCCGCTGAAAGTGAAAGTGACGCACCAAGAACCTTCGTCTTCGTCTACGCCATACACGTGGAACAGCCCATCGTCGACCAGGATATCGCACTCATCCGTGTCGGCGATGAGAGCGAAGTCAGACGCACCGGCATAGGAACGATAGTCCGACCGAGTGAGTGCGTAGAACGATGCATCCTTGCGCAGCTCGTCGAATACTTCCAGGGTCATATCGGATGCTTTCATTACAACTCCCTCGGCAGGATGCCGTCGAACATCCCAGCACACTTGTAACTCAGCCCCAGCTTGAAGCACATATACTCCGCTGTGGCGTATCCGCCCATGTCCAGACCCTCTACGATCCAGCGAATCGCCGTCTCGCGATCGCCAGCGCCCATATCGATGACGCCGGAAACCTCTTTCTCGAAAACCCGGAGGGCTTCCTCTTCCTCAAGGCGCTGGCGCTGAATGGCATCGCACACCGCATCGCTCATGCGATCAGCAATCGCCCCCAGCTCCTCGATGCTCTTCAAGCTGAGGTCCCAGGTGGGACGGAAACCGTACGCATCCTTGTGCGCGTCCGAGATGTAGGACATCAGGTCGTCGCGGCGATCTTCGATCATCTTTGCCTCCTCGGCAACTTTGAAATCTTCGTAGACGTTGAACGGCGAGTAGGCAGCGTCCATACGCGACGCCCAGTCGTTAAACATTGCGGCTTCTTGGCTCATTTTTCGCTCCGGTTCATCAAGTCAACGAGGGTATTATGACCGAGTTGGAACCGAAAGTAAAGTGTTATAAGGAACGAACCCTTTGGTCTTAAGGATTTCAGTAGGCGCCAAACCAGTGGCATAGAGAGCGCGATATTCTTCTACGGTGAAATTCGCAACCAGGAACTTCACGAAATGGTTTTTCGACTTTCCCGGATTTCCATACTTGAATCGGGCGACGAAAAATTGTCCGGCATAAGTAAGATAGCCACCGTGGTAGCAGAAGTCGGTCTTTTTGAACTTGGTCATGGCACAGGCTCCGGTTCATCAACTTACAGGAGCCATTGTACTCAAGTGCAACACGAAAGTAAACAGAAATTATTTCAACAAAATCAATGACTTAGTGCATTTAAAATCTAAGTCATTGATTTATAAGGGAATGATTGAAACGGTAATTCTACGCTTTTTCTAGCCGTTCAAGTTTGGCAGTGTCTCTTGCTCGCCTCTTATTGATCTTGACTTTTTCCTTTGCTCGCTGAAGTTTGATGGCCGATACTTTTTTGGTGTAACACGTTCCATCAAGATGATCTATCTCGTGTTGAATGATTCTTGCCGTAAATCCATCAAAGGTTTCTTCTCTCTGTCTCTTTTCTTCATCAGTCCAACGAACTTTGATTCTGCTAGCACGCTTCACGCGCAAGAATAAGTTTGGATAAGTGAGGCAACCTTCCTGAATGTCTTCGTTCTCTCCGACTGTTTCAATTATTTCCGGATTGAAAAAACAACAAAATGTTTTTCCATGACCCATCACGAAAACGCGATACGGCAATCCAACCTGGTTAGCGGAAAGACCAAGTCCCCCATACTCCGCCATTGTATGAAGAAGAGAAGTTGTCAACTGTCGCGGCATCATCGGCGGTCTGTTAAAATCAAAATCTTGAGTTCTTTCCCAAAGAACTTTACTGTGCGCCGGAACAAGATCGTATATGGTGTAATCCAGCATATTTCCGTCTATGTACTTTACGATTCGCTTACCTGTTGCTGCCATTTATGCTATCTCCATTTGTGAGAAGTTTTTCACTTTGTCAAATTTAATTACCGTTCCAAATTTGTCTATCAAAGCATCGGTCTTGTGACTGATCACGAAGATATTTGAGTCTTCACTAAGTTGATCAATCAGCTTCATCAACTCGTCCGTTCCAGAAGAGTCAATCGCACCATCAAAAATTTCATCCATCATCAATAAGTTCGTGTTTATCGAGTTCTTCATCCTAGCGATTGCTCTAAACGTAAACAGAAGGCTCAAGTCAATTCTCATACGCTCGCCTTCAGAGAAGTTATCGTAAGAAAAATCATCGCGGTGCCTAGACTTGATCGTTTCCTTGAACTCTTCATCCATCTCAAAGTTCACGAAAAAGTCTAAGGAAGCAAGATACTTATTCACCAGTTTGTTTATGATTGGCAGATACTGCTTTACGATCTTTGCCTTGATGCCTGAGTCCTTGAGAAGAATAGCTGCGGCTTCTGAATATGCTTTATCTTTAGATATGCGCTCGCGATCAGCAACTAACTCTTGGTGCTTTGCGTAAAGCTCTTTTGCCATTTTTTCAAGATTACCATCCATTGGTTTCTTGTTCCTTAATTCTTCGATTTCTCTGTTTTGCTTTTCGACGTTCTTCTTCAGTTGCTTGATTGTTGCACCATATCTAGCAACTTCAGATTGATGATCGTTTATCTGAGAAATTATTGCTTGGATTTGTTTATTCCTAGAAGCGACTTTCTGTAGTTGTTCTTCTAGACTAATCAATCCTTTGTCTATTTCAATAACTTTATTTTTTCTTCCGGCAGTTATACTCTTCTTGAATTTCTGAGATATCTCTTGCGTACAAGTAGGACACTCATCGTGTTGCTCATAGAAATCTAGATCTTTTTGAATTTTCTTTCTAGTCTCTTTTATCTTGACAGACAACTTACCAAGCGAACTGATTTTATCGACAACAGAATCTTTATCTCGAATGCTATTCAGTAATTGAGTCGTGTGTCGTTGAACAAGATCGCATTTTTCTTCTTGCTCTTCTATCTGCTGAAGGTTCTCATCTCGATATTGAATCTTCTTTGCTATTTCTTCTTCGGTGTCTTTTTTCGCATCCTCAATAAATTTCTTTTGTAATTGCAGCTGTTGATTGATTCCTTCAATAGCAGTTTTATTCTCAACTGCCTCGAGTTTTATCTGAGCCAGAGTATCTTTTACAACAGAATTCATTGATGAGAATATCTGTATGTCCAATAAATCTTCTACGATCGTTCTACGGTCGGATGCAGACAACTTCATAAAAGGAACGAACGAAGAGCTTCCTAAAATTACAATCTGAGTGAATGCTTTGTAATTAAACTTCAGAATGGAATTCTCAAGAAAGCTCTGATAATCTTTTGTTTCCGCGTCTTGGTCGATCAATGAGCCATTCAAGTAAATCTCAAACACACTTGGCTTAATTCCGCGTCGAATTTTGTACTTGTTAGTTTGAATGGAAAATTCAAGCTCAACAAGACAATCTTTGTTATTAATACTGTTGACTAGAAGAGGCTTATTCGTGTTACGAAAAGATTTACCAAACAACGAGAACGTCAACGCATCCAGAACGGTCGATTTGCCAGATCCGTTTTTCCCTACAATCAACGCAGTCTTGTGTTTGTTTAGTTGTATTTGATTCCAACTATTTCCAGTAGAGAGAAAGTTTTTCCAACGAACAACTTCAAACATTATTTTAGCCATTTATCACCTCATTCTCCAGAGTGCGCTTCAACATATACTTCGCGCATGTATGCCTTCAACCTTTCTTTGTCAAGATCAATTTGAAGACCATCAACGTATTTAAAAAGCGTGGTCACGGTATCATCAGCCTGATCAATTACATCCTCATCAGAGACTTGGGTATAGTCAGTAAAGTCTTCGACAATAGAAATTTCATACGGTTGGCTTTTATATAACTTATCCATAAACAAATCAAAAAGATAAGGATCAGATTTCTTGACAACAATGACTTTAAGAATCGAACCAAAATATCTAGAGAAATCTTTGCTCTTGACCGTTTCTATTGTTTCCTGCTCGTCGTTATATATGACCTTGTGGAACATTTTGTACGGATTTTCGATGAAAATCAATTCTCTAGTGTCAGTATCAAATATATGATAGCCTCTCTTGTCATTATAATCTGCCCACGTCATTTCTCCAGGAGTTCCAACATAGTGTATGTTTCCGGAACTAGATTTGTGATGAAAGTGCCCCGAAAGGACAACGTCATATTTTGAAAGAATGTTTCTGTCCATTCCATCATAACACACATTTCCGCAATCCATCTCGAAACCAGTAAGTTCAAAGTGCCCTATGCATATTTGAGACTCGCTATTTTCAATTAGATCCATAACTTCATCTACATTATCTTCGCAGATCCAAGGAATTACATCAATTTTAGTTCCACCAAATTCCATCGTCTTCGGCGAAGAAACAATGTGTATGTTATCAAACTCTTTCAGAACAAGTTCTGTGGAATTTACTTCTAAAGTATTTTTAAAAAATATGTCATGATTTCCAAGCAGAGTAATTAAGTCGAATCCTTTCTCTTTCAGTGGATTGAAAAAATACTGTTTCGATAGATGAAGCGTATTGAAGTTTATATACTTTCGTCTATCAAAAAGATCACCAAGTTGAATTATCGTAGAGACTCCTATGTCCATTAAATTAGGAAATAGAACTTCCTCATAGAATTTTTTATAGTGATTATGAAAGTGTAACGAATCATTTCTCATCCCAAAATGAGTGTCTCCAACAATTGCTATCTTCATTAAACCTCCCCTTCACCTATATCAAAAGCAACAGGATCTTCATCATCAAACAACAATTCTAATTTAGTCTTCTTTGCTTTGCTGTTTTTTAGTTTATTTTTCCTATTTGTCTCTTCATAGTTGTCTATAAATTCTGAAATATTTTCGTACATCTCAAACTGAGCCGAAACCATTCCATTTTCTTCAAGGTCGTTTTTCTCATTGTTATCAAGAACACCGAACTGTTCATAGGACTTATACTTTACATACAGCTGTTTCTTTTCTTTCTGAATTCGACGAAGAAACGCGAAGTAGATAATCTGAGTGAAATACGCAAATGGGTTGCTAGATTTGTCAGGATCGAAGTTATGAAAGTACATAATGCAGTTTTCTATTGCATCGCCAATCATTTCGTCTTTGAATGTATACGCATAAAAATTAGGTTTGTTGGCAAGGTTCTTAGCAATTAACATTAAACAAGTTGCCATATAATCTGGAATCTTAGGAATGGGTTTATTCTCTGCTCGACATGCTGCACAAGAAGATCTATAATTTTTGATTGCTTCAAGGAATTCAGTATTGTCAACATAATGATTTTTAGCAGCAGTCATTTTGATTCCTCCGGGTCGGGGGTTTTAGGTTCTTTCTTTTTTATTCCTAGAGAGAAAACGTTCTCTCCGATCTTCTCTGGTTTTCGAATCTCTTCTTCTTCATCATAATCAGACATATCGTCTTTCATTTCCTCTACAGCTTGAAGGTAGTGCGGAATAAAAAAAGGAGAAACCTCAGTATACATTATCATGTCTTCAATGTAAACCTCTGTACAATGAGTTTTCACTACTCCGACTGGAAGCCATGGTTGCATGTACAGAATTTTTTTCGGAGGGTCTGCTTCGGTATCAAGAAATCCAAGAATTGACATTGGTTTGGTTAAGAAAAAATCACCAACCTGTTCCCCATCGTCTTCTAATATCGCAGCTTCTGAAATGACCTCTTCTCCGGTCTTAAATTTCATGTACAGAATATATGGTTTTTCTTCACTCATAATTCAACTCCATTTTGCTGTTTGATATTTTAAATTTTTCTTCGTTGTAGATTTTTACTCTTTCAACATAATGTTTCATGCTATAATTAATTTCGTTGTTGTATCTAAGATCGTCAACCAAATCATAGATAACTGCATTGGTTTTGTTTTCACTTAGACGCAATCCTCTTCCTATTGACTGAAGGATTTTTATTTTTGATTTTCCTATGTGAGCAAAGATAACGTTGTGTAGATTCTTGATATTCACGCCAGTAGAAAATGTGCCAAGACTGGCAACAATTATAGCATCGTTTTCTTGCTCGGTCAAATGTCTTATTGTTTCTCTATCTTCAGCATCAACTCCGCCGTGAACGAAAAATACTTTTCTTCCGTTTCCTTTTTCTTGAATAAGGTCATGTATAATCTGACCGTGCTTTTCAACGTAGTTAAAAAGTACAAGAGTATTTTTATTCATTGAAAGGGCAAGATCTCTAACGTATTGGTTTCGAGCGGAATTGCTAACAATAAAATCGACTTCCTCTTGGTAGTCCATTTTTTTTCTTACTTCTTTTGGATGGCTAAGAACAACGCAACGTATTTGAAGCTGAGCAATTTGCCCTCTGTCCATTAACTCTTTTGTAGAAATGGCTTTGTATGTTGGTCCGAAGTGTCCTTCTATTGATAGAAGATTCACTTGCGTATCTTTTACTGTTCCAGTCATACCAACACGAAACCTTGCATTGTTCATGTTGTTCATAATATACGAAAGCGACTTCGCCTTGAATGTATGAGCTTCATCACCTATGACAAAATCAAACGGAGAGAAATACTTCGGAGGAAAATCTTGTAGACTCTGCCAAGTTGAAATGACAAGTGGATTAGTTATTGTCTTGTCGAATCCAGCATAAACTTTCTGACAGTTGGTTTCAACATTCCACTTGTTATTCTTAGAGTAGTCCTCAAAGTCGCCGTACATTTGCTCAACAAGAGAAGTTGTTGGAACAATCAGAATGCCTTGCTTGCACTCGAACTGGAGTAGAAACCTCATGATCAAATATGCAACAAGAGATTTACCTGATGCTGTAGGAGAAAGTATCAGCCTTCTGTTGGAGCGAATAGCAGTAGCAAATGCAGCCAGCTGGTAATCTCTTGGTTCCATTGGCAGCTTGAGAGAACCGGCAAAGAACTCAGCATCTTTAAGAGTGAAGTTGGTTTCTTTGTTGGTTTCGTTTATACAAGTATATCCCTTGTCTCTAGCAATTTTACACACATAGAACGAAAGACCATGAGGAAGTTGCATTGTCTTTTTGTTCAGAAGGCGAATCTTGCCGTCCCAAACTTTTCGTTTGTACATGGGAGAGAACTTGTAATCATCAGCGTAGAAGGTGAAAAATGCAGCCAGTTCTTCAAGGATAGCGGGTTCGCAGCTTATTCGTACAAATGCTTCGTTATGTTTTGTTATTCTTATGTCATTCGCCATCAATGTTGTCCTTGTATGAACTTCTCCCAGGACATATACTCTTTCAGCTGCCACGTTCGATTATTGAGTTCCTTCAACACAGCATTACAAAACTGAACTGCTTCATCGTGAACTGCTTTCTTAGTCTGAAGTTTCAATAAATCTTCATCAGCATCGATGTATACAGATATGTCCGACTTCAATAGGAACTTAAAAGGTTCCCAACCATACTTTTTTAAATCATCAGAATCTAGTCTACCGTTGTAATATTCCCACTTGAGTTTACGCAACTTGCTGACTTCCATTCCCCACTTCTTAGAAGAAAGTGAATGTGCGGATAGTTGCCTAACATATTTGGCATGTATTACAGGAATGCGAATGAGTTCTGCGCCGGGATCCGTTATATTGACGTTGGCGTCTTTATCCCACATATCAATTAATGTTTCAAGAGATGCTGGTTGCATAACAAAATCCAATTTTAGGGAAACTAATTATATTTTGTTTTTCTACAAAAGTAAAGTATGCAAATATAAATTACAACATAAAAGAACAACTTTACTAAATTAGAGTCGCTGAATATAATCATACTGTCGGTTTTATGTGTAAGAACATCTTCTAAACAAAATCATAATACATATAAGCGAATCTAGCCGTACCAGAGATAATATCTTCAGCAGTCATTTTTGTAGCAAAATCTATAGAAGAAATTTCAACCGGATAAAGGTCTTTGAACGATATTGTAACAACAGGATTATTTTTGTTGGTAAATATCGATAATCTTCCGTCAGAATATTGCGGAGCTTCCGTTCCTAAAGTAGACAATCCGGGATACAGCTTAGAAGCCTGAAGAGCGGCAAGATTTTTGTATTCATCAAAGTTTGTAGGAAATCCAAGACCACGCATCCAGTCGTGTACTTCTTTCCACGGAGAGAGATTTTCATTTATTAAAAATGTAATTTCTAGTTTTTCATAAGTTAATTTATCTCCAGCAATAGCATAATCAACAAAAGGCGTGGCTCTCATATTTTCAGAAAGAGATAATCCGGGAATATTGACTGATGTGCAAAAGAAAGAAACGTCGGGAAGACGATCGAAATTCAATTTGAACTTCGACCC